ATTATTTTAATAAAAATGAAAATAAACTTGCATTTAAATAGATTATAGTATATAGTATATCAAAACAGTAAGTTAGGACTAAGTTCAATTAATGCAAAACTGAACTTAAATATATATCACATATATAGAGGAGATGAAATGAGTAATTTGAGACATCGATTGAAGCGATCTGGTGTCACACTAAAAGATGTAAGTAAAGAAATTGGAATTGCAGAATCGACAATCTGTCACGTACTTAATGAAGCTCTGAGCAGCAAGATTAAATACGGTGCAGAAAAAATGATTCGCGATCGGGTTGCGGAATTCACTGCTTCTGAAGCAGCAACAGTTTCGCAATAGCACCTCTGGAGAGGTGTTTTTTCGGACATTGATGTCCGATTATTGTGGGTCCCGTCTAGCTGAGTCAGATGGGACCTTAATTTATAATATATAATAAGGAGCAAGTATATGAGTGATACGTATCAAGTATCAGGTGAAATAATAGAGATTTATGATGTAAAAATAATCTCTGACACCTTTAAGAAGAGGGAGTTTATCCTCAAGCACGCACCGAATCCTGAGTACCCGGATTTCCTCAAACTTGAGGTTGTGCAAAACAAAACAGACCTTTTAGATAAGTATAACGTTGGTGATAATGTTGATGTTGACATTAATCTGAAAGGGAAGAAATGGGAGAAAGGTAAGGAATCCGGTTACTTCAACTCTCTTCAAGCTTGGAGAATCCAACCTGCATCTAAGGATGATGAACCCTGGTAAATTCTATGATCCCACATTAGTTTCGACTGGTGTGGGTTTTTTATTGGGAGGGATATAAATGACACATCTTGATCTATTTAGTGGAATTGGAGGTTTTGCTCTTGCTGCAAGATGGGCAGGAATTGAGACTGTACAATTTGTTGAATATGAACCATATGCTCAGAAAGTATTAGCCAAAAACTTTCCGAAAATACCAATAGCAGGAGACATTTTTGAATTCGATGCAACAAAATTTTTGGGGGTTGGACTCGTCACTGGAGGATTTCCATGCCAACCATTTAGCGTCGCCGGGAAACAGCTCGGCAATAAAGATGACAGAGCAATCTGGCCACAAATGCTTAGAGTTATACGAGAAGCGAGGCCCACTTGGGTTATTGGTGAAAACGTGTCTGGAATCATCCAGATGGAACTCGACAACGTGCTTTCTGACTTGGAAGGAGAAGGTTACACCACTCAAACGCTTGTTATTCCAGCTGCGGGCGTTGACGCCAAACATAGACGTGAACGAGTCTGGATTCTTGCCCACACCACTGGCACAAGAAGGTCCGGGAGGGAAGGATGTATGGAAACTGACAGATGTAATTTGCGGGAAGAAGTACAAACACGATTGGGAACCTCAGAAGATCTGGCCAACTCCATCAGCACAGCAAGCAGGGGAGGGACCGCTTCTGGAGAAGTTGGAAACGAAAGAGGGGAAGACTCCAGAACCGAACCAGAGAGCATACAATCCGGAAACAGGGCAGCATGTTCAAGTAACCTTAAATCGGGCAGTGAAGATGTTCCCAACTCCAACAGCATCAGATGCAGAGACACATTGGAACGACAAGAGCAGAAATGCCAGTCTGGCTTCGGAGATAAACAGGCAGAAGGGCAGTATGATGTGGCCAACTCCAACAGTAGTAATGATCCCAACCAAGAGGGGAGCAGAAAAGAGGGGAACTCGGGGTCCAAATCTAGCGGAGCGAATGGTGGAGGTGGAATTAGAAAAACAGATGTGGCCAACTCCATGTGCAAGCGACAATCGGGACAGGGGGAACATGTCAAATCCTTCAATTCAGAGAAGAATAAAGAAGGGGAAGCAGGTTATGTTAAGTCAAACAGTGGACCCGTCCTCTGGCTCCCTGAACCCTCAGTGGGTAGAGTGGCTAATGGGGTACCCAGTAGGGTGGACCGACTTAAAGGACTAGGCAATGCAATTGTGCCTCAAGTTGCATTTGAGATAATGAGGCATATGAAGATTTAGTAAATAATAAGGAGAGAGAATATGGATCAGTATGAAGGAAAGTTAATTCCAGACATGGAATTTCGGAAGTATTTAGATCTTCCAGGTTACCTGCATAGTTCAGAGTTGAAACTGTTGCAGCAGTCTGTCAATCACTGGTTAAGTAAAAGTGACTACCCTGAGACTAAAGCACTACTGCTTGGTTCTCTTGGTCACACAATGGTTTTAGAAATGGATAAGTTGACAGAGCGTTACTTAGTGATGCCAAAAGTTGATGCAAGAACAAAAAATGGGAAAGAGCAGAAATTATTAGCTCAGGAACAAGCCAATTCAGAAGGTAAAACTCTGATTAGTCAGGAGGATTTTACTCAAGCATTAGGGTGGCGAGAAAACATCCTAAAGAACCCAGTTACTTCAAATGTTTTCCAGAAATCTAAGGGAGAAAATGAGGTTTCAGGTTTTTTTAAGCACCCTGATTTTGATAACATTAAGGGAGCATTTAGAGTTGATAAATTATTGTACGAGCAGAGGATTGCAATCGACTTAAAAATCATGTTATCTGCACACCCATTTGCATTCATGTCAGCAGTTAAAAAGTTCCAGTATGATATACAAGCAGCATGGTATATTGATGGGTTAAAAGCTATTACTGGGGATGATTTTGACTTCATTTTTGTTGTGTGTGAGAAGTCAAATCCTCACAATGTTCAGGCATATCGATTGTCTGAGAAGACCCTAGAGAATGCTAGGGATAATATAAGAACTATAATTAAGAGGTATAATACCTACAAAAGCGCTGATAAAAATCAGCAGAATCGGCTAGTTGGGTACTATGACGGTATCCAGACACTCGATATTAAATACTATTAAATGGAGAGAATATAATGGAAGAAATTACAACTAATATACACATGGATGGTGAGATTAAAAATGTTTTATCATCACTTTTTAAGGCAAAAGGAGAGCTAAAAACTTCAATTACACCTGGGGGTAAAAACCCTTACTTTAAGTCTGATTATATCACGTTAGATGACCTTCTTAAAAAGGTAGATCCAGTGTGCCAAAAATACGGATTGGGTATTTTACAATTTCCCACTGGTGTTGGATTAGTAACACTACTATACCATGAAAAAAGTGGTGAATACATTAGTTCTTACTATGAACTTTTGCTGGACAATCAGAATGCCCAAGGCGTTGGGTCCGCTTTAACTTATGCAAAACGCCAAACTGTTCAGGCTATTTTTGGACTAAGCGCAGGGAAAGAAGAGGATGACGATGGTCATAAAGCATCCCATGAGGAGCAGAAGTTTGAAGAGGAGAATCCAGTTCAGGGAAAAGTTGACAACTCAAATGCATTCCAGATTGCAAAAGTTGCACTTCAGGAGATTAACTCTCTGGAGGGTCTGAAGGTTTGGAAGGAAGCACAACCTGAAATCATCAGGAATAATAGTAAAGTTGGGGAGCTATTTAAAGCTAAAATGGCAGAGCTCAAATTGGCAGAATAAGTGACCCCCTATAATATATATATACTATAGGGTTATAACATAACTTAAATATATCTAGTTAATTAATAGTAAAAAGAGGGGAAAAATGACTAAGAAATCAAGACTGGAAATACCTTCAGCAGAAGAAATAATCAGTCAAACAAAAGTACCACAAGAATTAGCCCATTTACCATGTTTTCAAGAAACGTGGGCCGATTGGGTATCTTACAAACAAGAAGAGGCAATGGATGATCGTTCAGGGGGAGTAATGAAACCATGGAGGACATTACAAGCTGCTCAGAGGGAGATGAGCCACATCAAGAACCAGTTGAGTCTTAGTAGGGATGTTGTTCATGTTATTGCTGAATCTATGAGAAATCAATGGATTGGAATCAGGTTTGATTTGATATCAGACAGGACAGGGAATGCAGTGATGCCTAAAACAAGAGATCAAATCTCTGCACTAGACCTGGAATGGTCAAAACTAAACCAGTCTAATCAACTTAATTAATAGATGCAGGGAACAATTGAAATTCCGTTATCTCTCAAGACTTTCCTTCAGGAAAAGCTTATGGAACATGAGAAGAAAACGGGGTTTCATATTACAATTACCAATTTCACTTGCTTAGCAATTCAGGAGAAAATGGAGAAACAATTCACGAGAATACGATGAATTTGGGACACTCTGGAGGTGGTAGAACTCAGCCTATATGGAAGGATGTACACCTGTTTGATGAGTGTCCCATTTGACTAAAAAATGCGAGCAGTGTGGTGATGAATTCGGCACACCATTCCCAACAGTCCAGAAATATTGTTCCAGAAGATGTAAGGACA